GAGGAGTTTCATCAATTGGTGGTTCTGGAGACATAATACCATTCCAAGATCCATAAACTTGATTTCTTTCCATCGTTCTTTCTTTCCAGTGGCCACCAGCCTTGAACCTAAAACCTTTTGGATCAGTAAATGGACATGAAAGGTAAAAATAATCGTAAAACTCTTCTTGCCCATCACGCATTTGAATTGACCAATCCTCTTTAATAATCTTAAAACGTGGCATCACTATCCAATCTTCTTGCATCCCCATTTGAAGTATCTCATCAAACCCTTTACTGAAGCGACAGTGTGCGTCGCTCTTATAAATATATTTTCCAGTTGCCATGGCACACATGGCGTTTATGTTAGTTTTGATGCCTACAGTTGATGGAAATTCAATATAACTGAAGTTCTGATAATCTGTCTCTCCTAATCTCTTTAAGAACCTTTCGTTCTCTTCAGTTTGACCATCAAATCCGACAATAACTTCAAATTCTCCAGTAGCATTATCGTAAATGTCTACTACAGTCCTCCAGAGGTTTTCTACTCTCTCTCCCCTCGCTGGCATTATTATTGATACTTTATTCATATCTAGGTATATGCATACTAAAACCGTGACTTATTAAAGATTTATGTTTCCCAATGAACTCGTGATGACTCTCTGTTTGGTATTCATATTGAATGTCACTGACTCTCCAATTTAACTTTTTACCACAATAAGGACATTTAACTGGTTTTGGTAACGGTATTTCCTTCATTCCAGGGAAAGACCATAAATGTGTTTTACTTACTTTACTCATTTTTTTAATATAACTAAATTATCGTCATACCTTTTACCAACTCTTAGTGTGTCACATTCGTAGTACTTGCGGATTTCCTTGGCAACTGAATCCTCGGCAACATCCTCAATAATGTATATTGCTCCCTTTTTAAGTCTAGGGAATATTTCTAAACAAGTAAAGACTTGATCCTTGGCTCTATGTGACCCATCATCAATTACAATGTCTATGTCTGTACAGGTTTTCTCAATTAACCTTTCTATGTCTCCCTTATCGGACTGATCGCAGTAAAACACCTGAATAGGTGGATCTATGAATACTCTTTTTCTATCATTCTCAGCTCCAAATATAATAGCATTTGGAAAGAAGTCTCTAAACATTCTAAGTCCTGCACCTTCAGCTACACCTATCTCAAGAACCTTTTTGATATTGTTGCGGATAGGATTGAACATTTCATAGTACACGGGTAAATAGTTATGTTTTCCAATCTTGTCTGTACCATATTTTAAGCCAAGTTTTTCTAGTTTATTCATTTAAAATATTTATGCTTCTTGTTAAACTGTTCTAAAGCTGCCTTTATCCACACCTGACCAGATTCTATTGCGGATTCCAATGATATTCCCTCTAATATATTCCATGACAAATTAGTATATTTATCTTCTGGTGTAGTTAGGGTTAAAAGTACTTTTTTATTCATTTTATCCATCCCATGCTCCTTATCTGTTGCTCCCAATCTGTAGGCCAAGATGGCATACCAGGGAATTTTTCGTTAATCAACCAACTAAACGGATGTATCATATTAGGTTCTCTATCATTTAACCAGTGTTCAGCACTCCATTCAGCACCTCGTTTGTGGTCTGCATCGTCTAATTTATACATTCTTCCATATCTATTTCCCTTGTGAAGATGTGCGTAATAAGTTTTTTTGTTTACAACACACCTTCCACCACTTAACCATGTCTTAAAGTTAATCTCTTGGCTCTCTTGTGCAAAATGTCCGTAATTTGTTGGGTCTAAACTTTTCAACACGTTCACAAAGTAATCTCTAGTCATAAAATAACACGATCCTTGCATTGTTGGTGTATCGTCAATGGCAATGGAATCTCTATCTGGTCGTTTCCAAGGTACACCGTGCATACCATCATCATGGTCCTTGCCTTTGCGAGGAAAATCTATATACATATAGTCAATTGGATACTTGTTATCTGTTCTTTCCTCAATCTTCCAATTCTCAGCATCTAGGGCGTATCTGCGTGGAATCTGTACCCAATTATCTCCACCATGATTCTCAATAAGTATGCGGTCAAATCCCTGACCCACTAGACAATGGTCATCAATCTTCATAATATATTTGCCCTTGGCTAGTTTGACTGCTTCATTAACGGCAGTACGAAGTCCCTGTGGTGTCGGTGGCTTTATGTAGTGAACTCTAGGGTCATTCACTAACGGATCTGGGTATTTCTCTTCCACATACACAATAATCTCTGTTTCCCTCTCAGACTTATCCAATATATCCTGAATCGTCTTTGAGCAGAAATTAGTCCCTCCTGAGTTTCGGCTAGGAATAATTACACTTAGATCCATTAGTTTAAAACTACACCTTCTTCGGCATCATCAACCACTTTCCAGTCTTCTCCATTCATGTCTCCATCATTAACATTCCATGTATGAAATTCACCTTTGGTAAAGATTGTTAGCCATCCGTCTTTTAATACTCCATAATCTTGATTGGCCCATGATATTCTGGCAACTCTTTTGCCTTCCATAATCTTTTTAATAGCATCGGGAAAATTCATAGTCATTGGAACTGATAGTGTTGGGCTTGCATTGCTATCCATTAGAACCACCTACTTTCTTTGATCGAGACCCACTAGAAGTGGATAATTTTTTACGATCAATATATTCATTCACAGCAATTCTAACGTGTTCGGAGAATGTTAGGTCGTTAATCTCTTTGAGGAACTCTACTTGTTTTTCACCAAAATATAGTGTTTTAGATACCATACCTACAGTATGGGTATGTTAATTAGTGCTTGTCAAGAGGCATTATCTGAAGGCTATGTAGCAAACATCGTCTGCATTTGCATCCGTTATCATCCACAACTTATTAAGATTATCAATTGGAAGCCAATCTGTCTCCTGTCCAGCGTCAAGCTCATATCCCATTGTAGTACTCGTGACTGTGCCTGCAATTGATACGCTTGAATCTGCTCCTAGATACACATTCCCTGAGTTATTGGACAATGCTTTAATCTTAATCAATGCACAAGGAACATCTGGCATTTGGGCTGCAGTTGTGCCTCCTTGTACTTCTCCTGATACGATTGTGTTAAATGATTGCATATTTTAGACTCCAGGTGGGAACGATGGACTTGAACTTGGCGATTGAGATGCACTTGGGCTAGTAGAACCGCTAGGACTGTACGATCTACTAGCCGATTTCGATGCGCTGGCGCTAGGACTTGCGCTAGCAGAGGGTGATTTTGATGCTGATTCTGATTTACTGGCGCTGGCACTTGGGGACTTAGACGGTGAACCAGTTGGTGAAACTGATCCACTTGGACTAGCACTGGCTGATGGACTCTTGCTTGCACTAGCACTGGCTGATGGACTCTGACTTCCTGACGGACTGGCACTGGAGCTAGGTGACAGTGAAGCAGATACACTGGAACTTTCACTTTGACTTGCAGAAGGAGACAAAGATTTACTTGCACTGGCTGAGGCTGACTTACTAGCACTAAACGAACCACTGTTACTAGCTGACTTTGAGGCAGATTTGCTAGCAGATTTGCTGGCCGAAGCACTTGGTGAAAGTGATGGGCTATTGCTTGCAGAGTCTACAATGTCAGCAGGTCTCTGCCATGTAGCTAGAGTTTCTGAACCATTGTTAACATAAATGTTTCTTCCGCCCTTGCTCAATAAATAGAATACACATCCAGTCCTAAATCCTGAGTATCCAGTCGGTAGTGTTTCTCCTTCAGCTTCAAGAATTGGATCACCTGACAAATGATCTTCTTGGGTTGGAGAGGCGATAACAGTTGTGTACCATCTAAGAACTCTATTTTTTCTGTATGGGGCCAGGGCTGTTAAGAAAGCTGCTTCTGCGGTTGATCTTTTACCACTGTCAATTAACTCGATTCTGGCGAGTTCTGCTTGAGTATCTTTAGATAGGTTTTCTTTTAATTCAAATATCATACCAATAAAAAAAGGCCTCTATTTACACCTAAAGTTATCAACTTTTCAAAACTTTAGGCTTTGTAAACTTTAGGCCTTGTATTCAACTAACTATGTTAAGCGAACTTAGCAAAGATTTCTCCAGCTTGGTGTCTGGCAACATCTTTAACTTTACCTCCGTATACGAATAAGTCTTTGTATGCTGTTCCGAAGTCTCCAGTAAGATCCTCTTCCATTCTAGCTTGAAGGACTTTCTCTGCAAAAGTCATCCAGTTTTTGTGTCCGAATAGTAAATGGTATCCGTCCGTGTTGTTACCTGAGAGTCTATTGCTCATAAAGAGCTTGAATCCTTGTAATTCTCCCATGTAACCTTTCTTAACAAGTGTTTGATAAACCTCATCTACATGAAGGGCTATACCAGTTCCTTGAGTAAGGGTTGTGAAAAACTCTGGAGGAGCTATCAGCCATCTATCTTCATCTGGTACTGCTGAATAACCGTTCTTTTCTGCAAGATTAAGAATCTCACGTGCTTTTGCTACTTGAGCTAGTACATTAGAAGAGGTTATTGTCAAGACTGTTGCGGCTTCAACTGTAAATGTAGCTCCACCTGCAATTGCTCCACCTGAGTAAACTGAATCTACATCATCAAGATCGTCTTCGATTGTAATATTTTCAGTATCTGTGAAGGTAGCAACTCTGTACCAAGTTGTGTGTCCTTCTGCTTTGAATCCTTTACCTACCATAGCTTCGGTGAAAGTTGTTCCTGATCCAACTACTGCTCCAGTTGTTACAGTGATCGTAACTGTTCCAGTTTCATAATCTGTACCAATTCTATTTCCTGCGCCAACATCTGAGTATTTACCAAGGACAAAGGCATCCATATTTTTGTTTCTCTCTCCACCCATTTGAGTAACAATGTATGGCATTGGGTTCTTAATGTAGGAAAGCCACATTGCAAGTGTCTTTGCTTTTGGATAGAAGGATTTGTATTGATCGATTACAAGTTGACCGTTATTCTCTGTAATACTGTCTGCTGACATAGCAGCATTAGAATAAGTTTTCTCTGAAATCTTGTCGAAGTCTAAAATATTTAATTTGGAGCCAACTGCGTTAATCTCACCTTCATAATTGCGGTTTACTATTTCATCAATAAGGCTTCTGTCATAAACCCATGACATAACTTTGCTTGAAAAACCTTCTGCTAATTTTGTTCCGTATGCTGACATATTGGTAAAAGTTTGTAGATTTCTTTTACCGTCCCGTTAGGGCTTAGGAAGTTATCTAATACTAACTATATATAACTGCATTAGTGGGTGTCAACTCGGATTAAATATATCAGTCTGAGGCTAGACGTCTAATTCAATCTTGTCTGCTTTCAAATATTCTTTATATTTTGCGTAATCTGTCTGTCTTAATTTTCCAGCTTCCTCTAATGATATCTTACCCGATGTTGGTTGTGGTTTGTCATTTGGCCCACCATTTCCTTCTTCAAACATCTTTCCTTTGTGTTCTACTTTTTTAGTAGATTGTTCGTGTAAGAAAGCACCTATGAGTATCTTAAACGGTACACTATTGTTCTCAGGCTTAGTGGCAAACTCTTTAAACTCTTCAGTCTTGCCCTCAAGGTCTGGATTTTCCACTAATGTCTTGGGATCGTCTGTAAATGTTTCAACTGATTCATTCCATTTTTCTATTTTACTTGCTTGATCGCTGGCATCCTTAATTTTAGATCTCCAGTTGCGACTAACTACTGTTTCCTTAGCTAGTGATCTCTCTACATCACTCATCACGTCCCAATCAGGGTATTCTTTCTGTAATTCTTCTTCGGTAGGTTCTGGCATACCCTCAGCATCAATAATAGCCTGGTTAAGTACACGGTTTTTGGCATATATCTTTTGCGCTTCACGGGCTGAGGCTTTGTTTTCTTTCTTTAAACGATCCTTTTCCTCTTCAGGGGTTTCTTTTGGTTGTTCTGGTGTTTCGGGTTCTTCTGGTTTAGGAGTTTCAGGAACTTCAGGCTGTTCTGGTTCTGGTGCTGGTGTTTCAGGAGTCTCTGGTGTTTCTGGTTCGTCCATAGGAGGAGCATTAAGTTCCTCTTCTGGGATTTGAGTAGCTTCTTCTACTTTAGCTTTTAATTCTTCTTCAGTTGGTTTTTGGTGTGTCATGTTTTTTTACCGTCTCCTTTTTTGGTTCCTTTTCAGGTTCCTTTTTAGGGCTTGGGTTGAGGATACTAGCGTATTCCTCTAATTGTGTATTCTTTAGATAACCTCTACGTGCTTTTAAGAAAGCTATTTCATCAATCGTAAGAGATTCAGGGTTCTTTGTGAGTATTGAGTCCAATCTTTCCTTTGCTTCTGGGTTCATAGTTAATATTGATGTATAAAATTAGTTGCTGTCAAGTATTGTTTTTAATTCCTGTAATCATGTTATCTAGTTGCTCTCTAGCACGTTTGGGAGACAATAGGAACCCTTCTAATAGAAGGTAATTCTGCAACCTTGCTTGGAGCTTTATCAATTTAGGATTCTCGAACTTAAATAGGAATACCCATATAAATGTAGGTTCTTTAATTATCTCCATTTCTACAGCCTCACGCATCGCTGTTACATAATCACTGAGTTTTTCTGGTGTAAGCTGAGTCTTTTCAACAGTCTCAAGCATCTTATTAAACGTCTCTTTTTCCAAAGCGTTTAAGTTTTCTACTTTAAGTCCTGTTTTTTCTTCAAATTCTTGTACAATTCCCATATTATTTTATTACTGGGATCTGCGTTGGTTGTGCCTGTGGTTGATTAGGTACTTGAGCGCCTGGTTGTCCCATACCAGTATTGCCCATCAACATAGGGTTTGTCAACTTTTGTTGTTCGTACTCCATAATATCGGTTATTTCATTAGGTAGAAGGTCAGCATATTCAAGCAATTTTCTTTGGAACACCTCGTTTAGTTTAGGATTGTCTGGCATAATCATTTTAACTGTATTTAATTTAGTGATAGCATCTTGGTCTTTGGCGTTCTTTTCTGCTTGGCTCCATACTTTAACCTTGTATCCAAGTGGTGTAGTCCAGTCTTTTGGTTCAATCTCACGAACAAATATGTCGTTAGTGTTTCTACCTTTGTGGAATATCTTGACTGCATCAAGTTTGTCTTTGCCCGCTTCAATTAGTTTAAGAAACTTAAGACCTCTTTGTTCCCATGCCTTAGTGTAGAACTTAGATAGTCCTTTAGTTCTCTCTTGGGCCTGACCTAAGGCTAACTCTACCTCGCCTAGGGTAGTTTTCTTCTCGGTTTGCACTCCTTGCTGTGTAGCGGTTGATCCTGTAGCCTTCTCAACCATTCCAACAACATAATTCATCTCGTCTAGTGATTCAGATAGATCGGGAATGTCTACTTTTTTGATCGCAGCGTCTATTCCACCCTGAGCAGGAACTGGAACTCCATACCATCCCCAAGGACGTGGTTCAAATGTTCCAGGTTCGAATCCTTCAGACTTCATTGAGCTGTCATAATAGTGCATACCAAAGTTTCTGAGGGTTCTGTTCTCAACCAACTGTGAGAACCATGAGTTGACCACTTTATTTGGTACACGAACAATGTCTGCAATGCCATCAGTCCAAAAGTCTTGCTTATCAACATCGTCTCCCCATGAGTTATAACGATAATGATTTCTCCAGAAATTGTCTTTTGTAACACCAATAATCTCTTCTTGAGGTTTTTTCATTAAGATAACCTGATTCTCAGCTTCTACATACAACCATATCTGTTCAGGTATTTCCTTTCCGTTATATTCTTGGGCTGGTCTAAATACAAAATGGTTAGTAAGTTCTACATATGTTTCACCCAACACTGGGTCTTCAACATCTGACACCCCAAGGTCGGACATCTTTTGATTCTTCAGTTGTAGAGTATTTTCATTGTCTTGAGCCTT